AGCAGCACCTCTCCACCATTCGAAGCCGATCTCAAACATTAGCGCCCTCCCCCTCTTGCGCCTTGATTCTCTGGGCAATTCCTAGCAGGTAGTCGTAGAGCTTGATTTGGTCGTATTCCCTACTAGCCGAAGCCTCTTCAACCTGCTCGCGGAAGTAGTCTACTAGAATCTGGATTTCACTCATTACGCGCCCACCTTCTCGCTCGGTGCTATGTGGCGCGATAGGAAACGCACGAGAGAATAACCGCTCACAGGGTAGGGTGCCACTCCGTATCCGGTGGCTAGGCTTTCCATTGAATAAAAATCGGTATAACTGAACACCTGCCCCGCCGTCACTTTGTTATCGTCTAGCACTTTTTGAGCCTCTTGCGATAACTGCTCAATGTAGGCAGGGCTTAGATCTCTATCGGTGAAAATGTAATCTGCCCCGAAACTAACAAGCACCGGAGTTTCTTGCCCCGTAAATGCCATTAGTGTTGGCTCGTTATAGCTTTTTAGGTCAATAGAGCCATCGAAGCTCGCGCCCTCGTATCTCTTCACGAGTTTATCAACCTCATCAGATGTCGGGCCATCTTCCCACCGTATGCGAATGCTAGCGCCCCCCGAATAAGTATCGGAGCGCACACTAAACTTTGTTAGTGGATAGTTTGCCTTCAATTCGGCGCGGATGAGTTTTGCTGTCTCCGCGCAGGTTAGCCTTGTCTTTTCCATTTCTTACCCTTTCTCCGCTAGTCGTTCGCTAGTGGATACTACAAGGGAGAGGATAGCACCTCTCCCCCATAGTAAGCACTAGAATCGGATCGAATTTCTAAACATCTGCGCCACCTCTTGCCCTGTCGGTTTCTCCTCCCTTTCCCATCTCTCCGCGTGACACGCTAGGCAATAATTACCAGGAAAAAGCTCTAAAGGATGAACACCCTCGCCACATTTGGCGCATTTGATAGCGCTCATTATTTGCCCCCTTTCAGATAGTTAGCAATAACCTCAACCACCTTGCCGGTGTTCTCTTCATCTAGGTGGATGAGGTCTATCTCGTAATCGTCCTTATCATAAACGCCTGCGCCGTAAGGGTTGGCGTAGATGTATTTGTTGTCCGGTAATTCAATGTAGGCGCACATTGTGAAGCCTCCGGTCTGTTCGCTTGTGGCCTTGATTCCTAGAGCGCCCAGTTCTTCAATAAGGCCATCTATGCCCTGCCTCTTACTTGCTTCTGCGCAAACTTCATCATAACTTTTCATTGTTAGATTTCCTCCGCGTAGGCCGTGCATTGTTCTAGTTTGTGGAAACCTTGCTTGTCTGCCTCTGACTTATCAAAAAAGCAACCGCAAGCAGAGCAGATAATCTCTTCTACTTCTTGATAGATGTTTGACATTTTGACCCTTTCCGGCGAGGTATTTCCTGCCGATAGGAGAAGAATAAGGCACTCTCCCCCATACCGCAAGACCAAACACAACGAGCTTTAATAACGATTTGATAACGAAGTCATCCACAGATCTTTAGAGTTATCCACAGGCTAAGTTACTGAGATCTGCTTTCTGGTAACTTCGAGGTTTTCCTGAGAACTTCCAGAGCTGAAACAATAGGGCAACGGGTTGCCGGTTATCGGTTTATTAAATGGGAGAGTTATTAGATAGGCGAGAGGGTGCCGGAGGGATAGACCGCCCTCCTAACCGTTAAATAGCAAAATGAAAACCATTTCCAAAACGGGGCGGGGGTGGGGGGCAGATAGACCCGCGCAAAACCAAACGCGGGGTTGTTAAATTCGCGGGCGTGGGTCCCTGTACTCCCCAAATAAATATCTCGGCTAAAGTGAGCGATATGTCCGTATTGTATATCTTTGGAAGTGAGGTTGGTCACAAAAGGAAAGATTTTTTGACCGAAAGCGGGAAATGCGTATTTTTTCCCGCCTTAGTACAGTATAGGGAGCAAATGCGAACGCGCCCTAGCATTTGCGACACAGTGGGCGCTCACGCGCCCCTAGTAACCGTACGGTATTTACCCCTCGGCTCCTGTGGTCGCCTCGGGCGCTCAAGCCCGAGTGTGGTGGTTCCCACCACTTTTAGTGGGGAGAGATCTATCATCCCTCTTATTGATAATTTCCCCTCCTAATGAAAGGCAATCTCGGCCGGTGTACACACCCAACCCAACTAGGTCTAAGGCTAGTGAGAAAGCTAAGAAGACGATTCTCGCGGCTATGGCTGAAGGCTCTACTGTAGAGCAGGCCTGCTTAGTTGCAGGCAAGTCAGTCAAGACCTATGAGTACTACCGCCGATCCGACCCAGCCTTTAAGAGCCTAGCTGACAGAACTAGGCTAGGGTCTCTAGAGAAGAACTATACCGAAGAGACCGCTAAGAATTTAGATTTCGCTACCTGGCGTGAGAAGTACCTCAAGCAGAAGACCTTCGCCCACCAGATGAACCTGGTAGATGTCATTGAAGGTAGACAGCCCTCTTGGTTCCACCCCTCAATGAAGTACGAGAAGGGTATTGCAGATAACCGTATCCTAGTCAATATCCCACCGAACCACGCCAAGTCAATCACCATAACCGTTGACTATGCCACCTACAAGATAGTCAATAACCCTAACTTTAGAATCCTGATAGTCTCACAGACTCAGCGCCTAGCGGCTGACTTTCTCTACGCTATCAAGCAAAGACTTACCCACCCGATGTATGAAGAGCTACAGAATGCTTACGCAGCCGGTGTGGGTTTCAATACCAAGACAGCCTCCTGGCAGGCTAACCGAGTCACCTTCGGTGAGGAACTCAGAGAATCTTCAGAAAAGGACCCGAACCTAGAAGCTGTAGGTATCGGCGGTCAGATTTACGGTAAGCGTGCAGATATGATTATCGTAGATGACGCAGTAACTCTATCTAATGCCAATGACTTTGAAAAGCAGATTAAGTGGCTCCAGCAGGATGTACGCTCTCGTCTTAACCCTACCGGTAAACTTATCATTATCGGCACCCGCGTTGCTGCAGTAGATCTATACAAAGAACTTAGAAGTCCTGATAGATACCCAGGTAGTCAAGTTCCTTGGACATATCTGGCTATGCCAGCCCTACTTGAAACCAACGAAGACCCAGAGAAATGGGTTACACTATGGCCTTATTCAGACCAACCATTCGATGGGCAGACAGATGAGCATAAAACGCAAGAAGGTTTATACCCCCGTTGGAACGGTAAGCACCTTTATGCAGAGCGCCAAGCAATGGATGCGTCAACGTGGGCGCTTATCTATCAGCAGCAAGATATTTCAGATGACGCCATCTTTGACCCGATTTGCGTTAAAGGTAGCATTGACGCGATGCGGCGCTCGGGCCGCTTGGTCCCTGGACACCCAGGACATCCTCGTGACCTTAATGGCTTTTCTTTTGTCTGTGGCCTCGATCCTGCAATGGTCGGTGACACTGCCGCTATCTGTTATGCTGTTGATCGCGTTAACCATAAGAGATATATCGTTGATGCTGTCAAGATTACGCGTCCAACGCCTGCTCAGATTAGACAACTCATCATTGATTGGACCAACCTCTATACCCCAGCAGAATGGGTTGTAGAGCGTAATGCCTTCCAGTCGTTCCTCACGCAAGACGAAGGAATCAGATCCTTCCTTGCATCCAAAGGAACGATACTTAGAGAACATCACACCGGAAATAATAAATGGGATGCAGGATTCGGCGTTGCTTCGATGTCGACTCTATTTGGTACTAAACAGCAGGACGGCAAGCATCATAGAGATAATCTCATCCATCTCCCGTCGGACCAGACGGAGAACATAAAGGCTTTAATAGAACAACTTATCACTTGGTCTCCAACGACTAAGGGTAAGACAGATATGGTGATGGCCCTTTGGTTCTGTGAAATCAAAGCAAGAGAATGGCTAAACACTGGAATACATCAAGCCCATCATTTAAAAAATCCGTTTTTGTCTCGACACGAACGAGGCAAGAGAATAGTTGTAAATATAGATCAACTATTGGCAGAGCAAGAACGCCAGTTTATTTAGGAGCGACTAAGTGTTAACTACCAAAGAGATTATCGCAAAGGTAGCGCGTATGCAGTCTAAGTACGCTGCCCGCGATCAGCGTATGCGCGATGTGCTTTCGGTGCGCCAAGGAGATATCTCC